TTTGACAAGCAATCCTTTTTTCTCAAACAAGTCAACCAATCCACTGTATGGATTCATACCTGTCTCGTATGGAATCTTAATCTGTACACTTTCAAATGGTTTTGCAAAGCGAGTTTTCATAACCTTACATGCCGCTCGGATACCTTTTACTTCGCTAATCTTATTACCATCTTCGTCTTCTTTAAGTTTTAGTTTACGCATAGCAACAACAATACTTGATGCATAGATAAAGCCTTGTCCACCACTAATCTTGTCATCTGGATCAAACATATCTTGTGATGCATATGTGTGGTTAGTACATACCATACCTACGTTATAACTACCAATCATATTAACAGTATTACGTACAAGTGATGTTAGTGCTTTAGGCTTACGACCCATATCACCTTTCATATCACCTTTGTTAAACTGATCAACATCTGTAGGTGTTAGTAACATACCAAGTGAGTCAATTACAAACAATACTTTAGGGCGTTCTTCTTCTGCCATATCTCTGTATTCTTTCATAAACTCTGATATTGTTTTAGCAACATCATCAATCATTGACATATTAAGTTTTAGTAGTTTGTCATCTGCTGTGTCTACATCTAATGCTTGTAGCCACGCTTCGTCAAGTGCATTCTCTGAATCAATTAAGACTACAAAGATGCCTTGGTCTTGTGCCGCTTTTACAATGTTACCTGCACAGATATATGATTTACCTGCACCTGATTCTCCTGCAAAAACAGATACCTTACCTAGCGGAACACCTTTATGAAAGTCTCCTGAGATAAGATAGTTGAGTGCATAATTTCCTGTACTAATCCAATCAGTTGGGTCATTGAACCCTGCACTCATTCCTGAAATGGATTTAGTTAGTTGTGTCCTAAACTTAGTAGGATCAAACGCTTTATTCGCCATGGTATCTCCTGTTTTTAAAAGCCGTTAATTTATGAGTTACAAGCATTACACTTGTAACCCATATTAAATTATTATTAACTTTGACGTGCTCTGATCATTGCTAGAATGTCATTTGCATTGCCGCCACCTTCTGCAGGAGCTTCAGCAGTTGGTGCTGGAGTTGCCGCAGGAGCCGCTTCTGCTACTGGAGCAGGTGCCGCTGGTGCTGGTGTCGGAGCAGGTGTTGTTGCCGCTGGTGCAGATGCCTTTAATGGATCACCTGTACGCTGTTGCATACCTGCTGGTCGGAAGTATTGTCCCCAACGATCTGCATCAAATGCTTCACCGTCTACTGACGCTTCAAACATTTCTTGCATTACTTTAAGTTCAATCTCTCCTGGCTTTTTAGGCAGGAAGTCTGACAAATTAAACAGACCGTTTGTATTAACTGCATTCATTTGTGCATCGTCTAATGGACGCTCTCTACGTGCCCAATTACTTGTGCTGTAGTCTGCGTATCCACCTTTGGATGTTTTGTTTAGACGAAAGTCTACGCCTGCAGTATAGTCTGTTGGCAATTCTTCCATGTCTGGATCCATAAGCGCCTGCTTAATGATCTGGAAGATTTGTGGACCAATAATAAACCTACGAATTGGATTCTCAGGTGTGTTATCGTCCGTTAGTGGGTTATCCGTTACAAAGCCTTGGAAAATGTACGAACGCTTTTTCCAATACTTACGACCCATGTCTTCTAAACTTGGATCTTTAAACCAACCACGCACTTCGTTAAGAATGTTACATGTCTCACCATACATTTCCATACATGGAATTTGTACTTGTGTAGGGCGTGAATCTGTTTCACCTTTAATGCCTGCGAATGGAAGTTTAATAACGAGTCTTTCTTTCCAAAAGAAAGTGTTATCTGCATCGCCATCTGGCAAGAATCTCATCGTTGCCGACTCGCCTTCTTTAATATTCCAAAATGGGTAAATGCTGTTGTCACCGCCGCCTGAGCTACGGTTACCTGAAGCGTTTGCTTCTTGCTCTTTGAGCTTTGCTCGGATTTCTGCTAATGATGCCATAGTTGTGCCTCCTATATGATTGTTATGCCTATGTGCTTTTGTGCCTATTTGTTTGTAGCACAGTATATATAATACACTCTACTACTTACCTTGTCAAGTCTTTTTTAAAGAAAAACCTGAAAAACTTATAACCAATCTATCTTAGACCGGCTAATTCTTTCATTCTATCCATTTCTGGATTCGTATCTTCTGCCTGTTTGTATCTTTCCG